AGCTAATCGACTCTTGGCTCATAGATATGAAGCTCTGCATCGCGCAGACCATGGCGCTGGCGCAACAGTATATGACTCCCGAGGAGGTCGCGCGCATCACCGGCAATGCCCAGTTGGCATTCAACGCATCGCCCCAAGACATCCGGGGCCGCTTCGACATTACCGCTGAGTTTGACGCGCGCCTCCTCGACAACGAAGCGTTGGGCGCAAAGCTCGACTACTTGGCCAAAGTGCTCGTCCCGCTCGACAGCTTCGGCGTTATAGATCGCGCTGGTTTGGTCAAATACATGTTCCAAGCCGTTGACCCGAATCTCGCCGGCCTCTTGGTCCAAGACATCGGCGCCGCCACCGCAGCCGAGCAAGAAGACGAACAAACCGCCTTCGCAAAAATCGCCGCAGGCACCGAACCCCCGCTCAAGGAGGGCGGCCACAACGCGCAAGTCCGCCTGCAAACCTTGCAGCAAATCATTCAGTCGAATCCCGCCGTCCAGCAGCGCTACGCCCAAGACGAAATCTTCCGCAGCATGATCGACGCCCGCGCGCAAGCCTTCCAGTTCCAGCTCCAACAACAGCAGAACGCCGTCATCGGCCGCACCGGCGCGCAACCCGCGCTGCAAAAGATGGCGCAAGAGCAGCAACTCGGCATGACAGCCGCTCCTTCCGCTTAATGCCCCTGCTGCCAACTGCCAACTGACTACTGCCAACTCCCCCATCCCATGCACCCGAACATTAACGTCCGCAACGTCGCCGGTCTCAATATTCCCCAGCACGACTATCTCAGTATCTCGTATTACGGCAGCACGAACAACATCCAGACCGTCACCTACAAGGAAGGCGGCAGCGGCGGCCAAACAGTCGCCACGCTGACCTTCTCCTACACGACAAACCCACCGACCACCAACGACGCGGACCTCGCCACCGTCACCCGCTCTTAAATCTCCAATTTCTAATTTGTAATGGGCTTCGCCTTCAATCCGTTCACCGGCAACTTCGACCAGAAAGGTTCTGGCGGAGGAGGCGGCGGCTCTGCCTTCTTCGCTGGCGAAGTGGCGACCTATGCCGACCTCCCGCTCGACGGATCGGCCGCATTGGATAGCCGCTGGCTCGTCCGCTCAAACTCCGGAACGTGGCCCTTCTCGTCCTACAAACAAGCCGGCGTGTATGTGCGTAAAGCCATCGTCGGCGCCTCCCGCGACAACGACTACCAGCTCACCGACACGTCCTTCTTCGACGTGATGAGCGACAGCGCATTCCTCCTCTACGACGACGGAGATGCAACGAAGAACCTAAAGTTCCAACTCTCCGGCATCAGCTCGGGCCAGACGCGGACCTTAACCGTCCCCAATAGCTCCGGAACCATCGCGCTGACCGGCCAACTCACCGACACCCAAATCTTCACCGCCAACGGCACTTGGACAAAACCCACCGGAGCCAAGATGGTTCACTACATCCTCATCGGCGGCGGCGGTGGTGGCGGCGGCGGACGCCGCAGCGACGCTTCGACCGCAGCCTTTGGCGGCGGCGGCGGCACAGGCGCAGGCGTTTCTATAGGCTGGATCAACGCCGATTTCCTTGGCTCGACCGAAACAGTCACCATCGGCGCGGGCGGCAGCGGCGGTTCAGCGAGAACCGCGTCAGACACCAACGGAGCAAATGCAACCACCGGCAGTAATACCAGCTTTGGATCTTTGTTAGAGGCAAGGGGCGGGCTTGCTGGCACTGGAGGAACCACCACCGCAGGAACTCGCGGCGCTCCTACCGGTGGGCGTGGGGCATTTTACGGCGGCTCGCAGGATAGCACTGCTGGCGGCGGCGCAGGTTCTGCCGACACAACCGGCGGCACTGGTGAGAACAGAATGTCTATGCCCAGCGGCGGCGGTGGTGGCGCAGGAAAAAGTGCGGCTGGCGCTTACGGAACAGGCGGTGCAAGCGCAGCCGTTGGGCTTTCTGGCACTGGACAAAGAACTGGCATTACTGCAACCGCCAATGCCGCAGGCACGGCAGGCACAGGATTTTTCTACTACGGATTGGGCGGATCGGGCGGCAGCGCCAACTCCTCCACAGGCGCAGCCAACAAAGGCGGCGATGGCGGGCTCTACGGCGGCGGCGGCGGCGGCGGATCTGGATCGCTTAATGCGGCGGGCGGCGACAACGGCGGCGGTGCAGGCGCCCAAGGCGTTGCCATCATAACCACCTACTTCTAACCATGACCGAGAAATACGCCATCCTCGATCAAGCCAACGGGCACCTCGTCAACGTCGTCCTCTGGGACGGCGACACCGCCAAGTGGCAACCGCCCGCCGGAACGACCGCCGTGAAGTTGGCCGACATCGACCTCGCCACGCTCCCGCCCGCACCGGCACCGGAAGCCGAACCGATCACCGCCGAAGAACACCTCAAATCCGTCGGCCTCGGCGGCGAACGCCAGCCCACACTCCTCTATTTGCGCCAAACCCTCACCGCCGCAGGCAAAACCTGCGCCGAGCTGGACGCCGTTGAGCAATACTTGCAGCAGATCCTCACCATCTTCGCCACCGATCCCAGCCCCCGCAACGACTGGCCGCAGCCCCCGCTAACCTTTGAAGCCGCCGTCCAGTCGGCCATGAACGCACTCAACAGCTAATGTCCCTCAACTCTCAACCCTCAACCCTCAACTGACAAAATGCGCACCGTCACACTCCAAAGCATTTTGTTACGCGCATGGCAGCGTGTCGGCAACGATGCGTCCACCATCGACGCCATCCCATCCGGCGCAAGAACCATGATGGTCGCCGCCGCCAACGAGCGGATTGCTGACTGCTGGGAGTGGGCCGACTGGCCAGAACTCATGCGCGTCGAAGAGCGCACCGTCGAAGGCAACGACACGACCGGCTATTATATTCCTTACGAGCAAACCGGCGAGACCGCCATTGGCGAAGTCTTCGCCGTCCTCCGCGACAACCCTGCGACCCACGTTGCACCCCGCCAGATCGGCTTCACCCTCCTCGGCGACAACGTGAGGTTCCCGCAAAGCACCGACCTACCAACCACCGTCTGGGTCAACTACCGCATCCGTCCGACCGAATACTCAGCAAGCAACCTCACCGCGACCGTACCCGCCGTCATAGCAAAAGCAGTCGGTTACCTGCTCACCTCGGATCTGCAAACCGAAGACGGACAGCTCGACAAGGCTCTGGCCATGGAACAGATGGCCGAGTCCGAGCTGATCTCCCAGCGCGACAAATACTATTTCCAACAGGGCCAACCATCCACATGGACCGCCCGCGTCAACCAATACTAATCCTATGAACCCTAACGTCAGAACAACGAACAAAGCCAACGGCGTCCGCCTCATCTCCGACACCACGGCCGTCACCGGAACATTCAGCGTTGTCGAAAGCCTCGACGCCGCGACCAAGTTCCACACGCTCGCAGGCAACCAGACCAACGTGGCGAACACGACCAGCGGCAGCGCCTATGCGTTTCCAGTCGGCACCGCCATTGAGGGCAGCTTCACCGAGATCAAGCTGCACGCCGGTGCTGTGCTTGCATACTTGAAGTAACGCATCTGAGGAGCCGCGCGATGAGCCTGTCGTATTTTCATCACAACATGAGCACCACCGAGAAGGGTGTGCTTGGAACGGTTACTAGCATCGGCTCAAGCGTCTTCTCAATGCTCCCTCACCTAGAAACAACCCTGCGAGTCGCCGGTCTATGTGTCGGCCTCGCGGTCGGCATCGTCACCTTAATTTCGGTCCTTCACGACCTGAGAAAGAAACAGAAGCAAAAATAATATGCGTAACTACAAAACAACCCTGCTCGGAATCCTCACAATCATCGCCTCACTCAGCACCGCTGGCCGCGAGTTCCTCGCCAATGGCAGCATCCCCGACCTCGGCCTCGTAACCGCAAGTCTACTCGCGGGCTGGGGGCTAATTGTAGCGAAGGACAATTCGGCCCGGCTCTAACACGAAGGATGAAACCGCAAGCCGACCAGGTAGGGCGGGGCCTCCGGACCCGCCGCTGCCTCCAAGTCTCAGCCCTCGCGCTCATCGCCCTGTCGATGACCAGCTGCGTCACCGTCGGCTACGATTTCATTAAGCAACAGGCAACCGTCACGGTCAATCCCCCGCCCAAGGGTCACGCGAAATAACCCATGTGGATTTGGCTCAAGAGAATCTTTGGCAAGAAATCCGACGCTACCCCAGCGCCGGACTCGCCGAGTTATGTCTCCGTATCCAAGCCGAGCTTCACCGTCGAGCCACCGCTGACGACCTACGACGAGCGCCGGCTCGGCACGCCGAACAAACAAGCCCACCGCATCAAACCGGAAGCCATCGTCCTGCATCACAGCGACGGCAGCTACCACGGCAGCTGCGCCTGGATCACCAACCCCGCCGCTAAAGTGAGCTACCACGTCCTCATCGCCCGAGACGGCCGCCGCACCGTCTTCGGAAGCGACACCGACCGCTGCTGGCACGCCGGCCGCAGCAACTGGCACGGCCGCCCCGACCTGAATAGCTGGAGCCTCGGCGTCGCCTGGGAAGGCAACACCTACGAAGACCCCCTCGGCGAAGCGGCGATGGCCAGCGCCCTAGAATACCTCGTCCCCCGCATGAAGAAGTGGAACATCCCGATGAACCTCGTCCTCACCCACCAACAAGTCGCCCCAACCCGCAAAACCGACATCTCCCCCGGCGACGCCGCCCGCTTTAAGAGCAGACTCCGTTCTGCCCTGACGCCTGCCAACTGACGACTGCCAACTTCCCCATGTCCCTCGAATCTCCAGTCCAACGCGCAGGCGATGCCGGATTCATCGGCTTCGCCAGCCGCTTGAACCCTCTCACGCTACCGGCAGGCATGCTGCAAGACAGCGTGAACATGCGTTTGGACCGCGGCGTGGCGACAACCCGCAAGGGATCTAAGCGCCTAACCGACACGATCGGCACGACCGGCGCCCCGCTAACTCTCGACTTTACCC